GATGATAAAGTTGTTGTCGAATTTGCAAAGCATCATGAGGATGAAGAAAAAGAAGGCGAAGAAATGGAAATGACTGAAGAAGCACGTCCATATCATTATGGCGATGATGATGAAGATAAAGAAAGAAAGGTAGTTGATCTTAAGGTCAATTACAGAACTATTGATTTATCAAGATCAGAATTTGTCGATGAAGAAAACAGACGTGTAAGAATTGGCGTTTCTAGTGAAGAGCCTGTAGAAAGAAGTTTTGGAATGGAAGTTCTAGGACATTCACCAGAAGAGATAAACATGGAGTTTATGCAATCTGGACGTGCGCCACTTTTACTAGATCATAAAATGGATCAAGTAATTGGTGTGGTGGAAGAATTTAAACTTGATCAGGCTGCTAAGAGGACAATAGCAGTAGTTAGATTTGGAAGGTCTGCTCTTGCTGAAGAAGTTTTTAGAGATGTGCTTGATGGCATACGCATGAATATCAGCGTAGGCTATCGAGTTGATAAATTAACAAGAATGAAAGACAAAGATGAGCCATATTACAGAGCAAGCTTCACGCCATTAGAAATTAGTAGTGTAAGCGTGCCTGCTGATCAATCAAGGCTTGTCGGAGTTGGACGTTCTGAACAAATTGCTAAAAAAGCAAGGGTACAAATAATGGAAAACGAAAAACAAGAAATTAATCTTGATGAAGTTAGATCAGAAAGTGCTGAAGCTGCTAAAAAAGAATTTGCAAGAAACTCAAAAGAGATTATTGATTTAGCTGTTAAACACAATAAAAGAGACCTAGCACATCAAGCTATTTCTGAAGGCAAATCTGTTGAAGACTTTAGAGGTATATTATTAGATAACATTTCTAATGATACTCCTTTAGAAACTCCAAAAGAAATTGGTCTTACAGAAAAAGAAACAAAAAGATTTAGCATCTTAAGAGCTATTAATGCTATGGCTAATCCTACTGACAGATGGTGATCTTATTGGTCAAGACTACAGAGCTGGCGACTTTATTGATGTGTTAAGAAATAACTCAGCAGTAATGCCGCTAGCAACTATGCTGAATGGTCTGTCTGGCGATGTTAAAATCCCAAGAAAAACTGCTGCATCAAGTGCTGCGTTTATTAGTTCAGAAGGCGGAGCTGCTGGTGAAAGTGAGTTCACAGTCGGTTCAGTCTCTATGAGTCCTAAGTCTCTTGGAGCTTTTACAGACGTTACTAGACAACTTATGATTCAATCATCATTAGATGTAGAAAACTTAATCAGAAACGATCTAGCTGCTTCAATGGCTATTGCTATTGATGACGCTGCATTAGAAGGTTCTGGAAGTTCAGGTAATCCAACAGGTATTACTAATACTTCAGGAATTAATTCAGTATCACTATCAAGTGCTGCTGCTCCTACTTTTGCTGAGATGGTTTCAATGGAAACTGCTGTTAGAGTTGATAATGCACTACTGGGCGACTTAGCTTACATAGTACATCCATCAAACTATGGCACACTTAAAACTACTGAGAAAGCAACCAATACTGCGCA